GGTCTAGCTACTGCTGGTCAAGCTGTTACTGGATGGGGTAAAGGAGTTGCTGAAGCGGAAGGAATTACAGGTAAGTTAGCTAGACTGATTGGTGGACCATTAAAATTAGCTGCTAAAGCTGTAGGTGGTGTAGCTAAACTTGGAGGCAAAGGTATTGCTAAAGTAGTTGCTGGAGCTGCTAGATTAGTCGGTAAAGTTGGTAAGTTTGCAGCAGTACCTGGTCTTATTTCTGCTCCAATTATGGCTTGGAGTGGATACAAATCTATCACTCATGAAGAATTAACTAAAGAATGGGAGAAGAAATTAAGCAAGTCAGGAACGCTAAAACGAGCATTTTTAGGATGGTGGGATCCAGCTAAAACACTTGTAACATTTTATAGAACTGTAAAGGAATCCATTCAGACTCGAAAAGAAGAGCTTGAAATGGAAAAGAAGGGTTTACTGAAGAAAGTTGATGAGTCACAAACTTTTATGGACAAAGTTATACGTGGTAGTCTTGATATAATGATTAAGATTGGTGATATATCGAAATCTGTATATGAAAAATTTAAATCTATGGGCAAGGGTTTGTCAGAAAAGTTTACTAAGTTCGTCAATAAAATCAAAGACATTACGGAACCAGTACGAGAAGTATTTAAAGTTATCATAGATAAAATGAAAGATGTTGCTAGAGCTATCAAGAAAGCGTTACTATTTTTAGCTGCATCTCCATTTATTATACTATTCAAGATATTGTCTCCAATAACTAAAATTCCAATTGTAGGTAAAGGTGCATCAGTTGCTCTCAATACATTAGCTAAAGTTTTACCGAACGGTATAGAACAAGTTGTAAGACGACATGTATCATATTTGCAACCAAATGCAGAAGAAACTAAGAAAGCAACTGAACAGCCGAAACCAGAAACTGAAATGCAAGCTAAGACAAGTAAAGCATTAGCTCAGTCTGCTAGGCATTTAAAGACTACAGCACAAAAATCTATGCAACAGATGCAACAAACTGTAAATACAGTAGCGGCTACTATAGTAAATGCACCAAGTGTAGCAAATGTTGCTCAAAACGGTGGATCTACTGTTGTTCATAGAGGATCAAGTCCTTTTCATGCTGATATTTAAAACGAGCATAAGACTGTTATTCGATGTCTATATAGATAATTATATTCAAACAACAAAAACATTTGCATATGCTCGGTTATTCAATGGAGAGGGTCGAATTTTTAAAGAGAGGGTGTAGTTATGTATAAAATAGGAGTTCCAGCACCATCTAAAGTAAATGGTGATGAATCCATTTATCAAGATATAATGGACAGTTCATTTTACACAATACAGGTCAATGCATGTGTTCCTAATACACAAACAGGTCCTCAATTATATACATTACGAGATGCTACTGCTCAATTTAATACTCGATTAAATAGCGTTCTTGGTCAAGTTGCTTCAGAATGTGGAGCTGGTAGTCCTCCTAGTATATCATGGCCAATTCAGATACATGCTATCGTTGATACACCAATATCGGAGCAATTTACTAATCAATACGATGAATCATTTGTTAGTAGAATCACAAATGCTGTGGGTGGTGGTATAAATGAATTGAGACAAATTATGGGCATTCGTAATATCGAAGAATTAAATGCAAAAATTCAACAAATGAAGCAAAATGCTAAGCAAAAAGGTGGTGGCTTTTTTCTTGACACGTTATTAGGTATAGCTGGGCAAGTCACTAGTGCTGGTGCTGCGCTAGAACAAGCTATGGGTGGTAATCAATCTACTAGAGCTATAGCTAATTTATTCCAGGGTCATAAAATAGAATTTCCAAAAGTATGGAGAGACTCTAATTATTCAACTTCATATTCGTTTACTATTAGATTATACAATCCTAATCCAGGAGACGTTAATTCTACGTTTAAGCATGTTATTACACCATTAGCCACATTGTTACTATTTGTAGTACCATACAGTGATGATGGATTTACATATGATTGGCCATTCTTTTGCAAAGCATATGCACCTGGATTATTTAAACTGAAATATGGTGCATTTGCAGATATAGCAGTCATAAAAGGTGGTGACACAATAGCAATAGCCTTTAATCAAATTCCTGCAATTGTTGATGTTCGTATTACGTTAATAGATTTATTTAGTACTATGCTAGGTGGTAATGGACAACAAACGAATATTGTAGACTATTTAGCTACAATGGCAACACCAAGAGAAGTAAAAGGATTTGAGTTTAAATTAGCTACATTGACACCACCAACTCCATCTAATCAGCCAGCAACACCTACAACAACTTTGCCAACTGATGTAGCTCAAGCTAGCACAACTTTAAATATGCAACAATTCAATTCATATTTACAGAACAATCTTCCTGAAAGTATTAACAATCCAGATAGTGATTTAGTTAATGACATGCACAATATGTTACAGAGTTCTCATACACAGTCGTTACTTAGAGACTATGAGCGTGGTCTTAGTTTATTAAGAAGCAGGTCTTTACTAGCAGAGTTAACGACAGGTTCGTCCAGAACTTCTCCGCTGCTGGAGCAATTACAAACACGAACTATTGTAAACAGACAAAGTAATAGCCAACTAGCAAATATACTTATGAATAATCCAACAGATAGTAGGTTTTTAAATAGAAGTTTGCGTGATATATCAACACGATCATTATCACAACCAAATCCTGATGATGCCATTAGAGCATCATTAGCTCACTTAGATCCATCTACACTCAGGCCATATGCTAGACGTGATGTAGCTAATTCATTGCGTCCAAAATTAGCACTAAGATTACGGGAGGATTATCCAAATATCACAGATAACGATGTAAACGCATCTGCTAATGTATTAGCGGATTATGGATTGGATGAATCAGAGAGGAGAGTCTTGGGCAGGGCGTCTAACAGAACAGTTGTTTAATTACGCAAAGATAATATTTGGTGAGAGCGATATATAAGTTAATATTACTATGTTTAAATATGTTATGTAAATATGTATATAATGCTGATTTGTTTGTAATCAATTTAAGTCTGCTTTTTTGCCATAGTACTGAACATAATTGTGTCTTTTTTGTGACACCCGATAATAGTAAAATAAAGAAGTCTTGCAGCTGAATGGAATTTGACTGCAGTTGTTTAATACAGTAAACAACATCTTGAACATTGATTGGTGACATATTAGTGACTGCATATTCTAGACATTGTGGAAAAGTTTGGTGTTGAATGCTTTTAACAATTATAGGTGCTAACTTTCTATTGAGTTGTTCTTCATGTTGTTTTATGTCTTCAGGTGTTAGTGCATAATATCGTCTAGCTAATGCTCTGATCATTTGAGCTAATGCTGTCCTTAGCTCAAGAAACATTTTTATGACTTCTTCTTCCGTTCTTGCTTTTTCATATCGTTTGTATATTCTCTCCGCTGTATATAACAATGCCTTTTCTATGCCCATCCGTTTGAACAAATGCTTACCATGTAACTTATCTAATGCCATTCTTAATCGTGCCTTATCACAAAATCTAATAAATTTTCGCATTAAAATTCCGTATATATGCAACGTAAGTACTTTATATGCAAGCAGTAAAATATCGATATCGTTACTAGTCTGAATTATATGTAACAATATAGCAGTGACTTCATTCTTCAACATTTTGAAGTCTTTTTTGAACGTAACATCTGTTTCATCTACAACTTTCCTTAGTTTAGGAAGATATTGATTCATAGATGGATAATAACAAATATCAGATAACTGTGGTAATTCTCTCAAGAATATGAACTGTAACGTTTTATGAAGCTCGTTCATGTAATTATTCCTCTACTGATGCTGAATATACATTTGTTATGATGTGAATGTTATCCGGTGTAAAGTATATGTAGTCTGGAACAAATTCAAATAATTTATCAGCCGATAAATCACTAATTTTAAAATTGAAGAATATATCAAATTCTGGTTTATTTACTCTACAGTAAACAACACCTGGAACTGATTGTGCTATACGAATAAGCTCTGCTCTAAATAATGGTTTCAATAAACCGAACTGACTAGAGAAATAGTCATATAGTATATTTTTAACTTCAGTGGCTATGTTACCAGAACTTTGATATTGTGGATCTGTAAATACTTCTAGTTCTATAGTTAACGGTAGCTGTAATGACGTTACATCAAACCATTTATCACCATTCCATATATACTTCTTATCGTCTTCATTATTTAGTACGATGGTGGATAGTGAAGGGTCAATGAATGACCATTCAACTGGATTATCGTTAATGCATTTAGCAATCTTTTTTTCTTGACCATACCATGGATTTGATGTATCTATTATTTTATCACCAAATGCTGCTACGACAAATGTATCATTTACAGTAACGTCGTTAGGAGGTTCTAGTAATGACATTGTTCGAACATTGAATGATGTTTTATTATGCTCCATATTTGTTAGCTTACCATATGTGTTACCAAACTGAATATTAACCGCTGAATTAGTCATTCTATAAATTGACGCTGACTGACTGACAAATTTGTTTATGAGTGATGTATTGAATGCACTTCGTTCTTCTTCTAATAAATTGTCATACCAATCTTTTTTGACAACAGGAACAGGATATAAAATTTCGTCTTCTTCTGTGATATAAGCATTATCAGTTAACCATACAAAGTTTGAAAAACAAACTTCTTCTAATGATTGTTTGACGATTTGTTGTGTGCTTAAATAGTAAACTTGAACATCAGTATTTACGTTTCGTATTATGAAATAAAATTGTAATGTTGATGATGGTATTTCATGAAGAGGAATACTAATGTAAAATTTCTTAACATTCTGTACTTCTTGATTATTCATAGTGTATGATATGTCAAAATCATCTTTTTTAATTCGTAGTACAGTTTCATAATTGGACAAGTCATCAACTTGCACGTATAGTTCAATTGTTGCAATCTGAGTACTTGTGTCAACGTTAATATACCCTTTTGTAACGACAATATCATCTTGCTGTAATGCACTATTTACAACAGTAGGTACAAACATCACAGAATTAGCATAGTAGTACGTCATTACAAATTTGCTATTGATTTGAGGACTGTACTCAAATAAGTTGTAATACGTTTCTCCATCATATGTTAATTCTGTTAACGGCATTAAATGCATATCACTTAGTTTACCGCTAACTAAAATAGTACGTGTAGGAACGATATCATTGTTAAAGTTAAAGATTGAATATAGAGCTACTTCATTACATTTCAAGTCAGATCTTTTCAGAATGGATATTGTATCATGAAATGGAAATTTTGTAATAGTTGCAAAGTTCGAATAATCATATCTACTAACTAATCTTTTTTGTGCTTGCATATTAATTAATGCGTTATGTCTGACATCATCAATACTTTCTATATTTTGACCACCAATTGAAGATGACGGATTTGTACATTCATACAACAATTGTTTACGACCTTGTGGAGTATCGTAGTATATTCTATCACCACGTTTAATAGCACCAGCTACAATTTTACCATCTTCACCCAATGTGACATATGCTATCACTTTAATTGAACTTGACGGTGGTGGTTGCTTACCAAAAATACCGTTACCAAACATTATTATGGCACCAGTTTCAGTAGTTCTTACTACATATCCTGGATCAGATGCTCTCATTAAGTATACAGAATCAAATTGATTCCAAGGTTCATCATTGACGTAGACTTCTACATCTGCTAATTGATGTTCAAAATCAATTGGATATCTGCTGAATGTATATATTTGTTTTATTGGATTCGATACGATATTAAATTCTAGTTTATCTTGTTGAACAGTTGATACGGTAAATGTAAGTTTATTATTTTGGATGATGTACGGTAAATTATATATGACACCATTATTAGGATCAATAACTGTAACAGAATAATGATTGTTTGCATTATCTATTGTGACTTCTACTTTATATTTTAATCTGTATTTAATATCTCCAGCATTAAACGCATGATCTTGTTGAAATGCTATAGTGACAGCATCAGATATATCACCTAATGGTATTTGTATTAGCACATCACATTCACATGGTCTTGCATTTTGCGGTTTATAGCCCAAGAATGCAGACAAGTTATATACGGATTCAGGAAGCTGTGCTAATGTCATGAAAGCTTCTTGATATGACATACCACTATAGAACATAAGATTGCTAGTTAGGAACGATAACATATCTATCATGTAAGAGACAAATGTGCCTCTATGTAAATCAGTTTCAGATAGCCCTAAATCCGATAACAATAAGTCTATGACTTGAAGTCTGATATTATCGTATGAAGTAAATACTTTGACTTTATCACTTAGTTGTGACATGAAATACTCCCTTATCGAAGTGTGGTATTAATTGAGTATTAGCATATGATGCTATTTGTGTTAGCCGCTTGAGCATATGACCAAGGATATATGGCATTTTATTGTCATAGTCGTATAGTGATGTTATATAATGCTTGATATAAAATGGACTTAGTTTCCGTTCAAGAAATAAAAAGTCCCGATACATGATAGTATCCTTTAAGTTGCTCTATATTGCGTGTTTTAATGTCCATGAGTTTGTAAGCATTTAATGCCGATTCTGCAGATAAAATTGTCTTTGTTGGTTCGAACCATACTTTTGTTTCGACAACTTGGTCGTCAATTACGTTATAACTTGTTCGTGCACTTCGAATGTTACATTTCCACATGGTGACTTGAGTATCAGTAGATTTCTCTATACCTATAACCTCGTAAACAGGATATTTAGTTGAGGGATTAAGCTCTGATGGAAAATATACTAGATCATGTTCATATGGAATAATGTTATAGGATGATGGTATAACAATTGAACTTGTAGTTTCATGTATATAACCACGTTCTTCAGCACTATATGTTGGCTGAATTGGTTCTACAAAGTACACTGGTAATAGCATGATTTTTGTATATCTTATACCGCTGGCAGAACCATAGAATTCATAGCTTCCACCATCAAGTTTATCGTTATCATATATGCTTTGTTCTTTGTTAATATTGAAGTATATACATAGACAGGACTGTGCATGTGAAGCATAGTAATCGTATACTAATTTATTAGACTGTTTCATATATTCGAAAAATCTGCTATACGATTCCATAATTCTAGCTCCCTACAGACTTAAGAAACGTGAATGTTTCTGGAGTAATAACAACTTGAGTTTCGTATTTTTTGCCACTTGGTAATGCTAACGACACATTTACCGTAAATCCTTTATTAGCACCATGAAATAAGACGGTAACGAATTTCACTTTTAACCGTTCATCTTGTTCTTCAAAGGATCTAATAATTTCTTCTCTAATAGCTTGTGCAGTTTCTTCGTCACAAGGACTATATACGTATTTATAAAGCTCACTGCCGAATGAACAATCTTTTAATCGAACTCCTCTTGGAGTGGACAATATAGAATTAGCGCATTGTAAAACTACTTCTTTACCGTACAATTGCTTAAAATCATTTTGTACAATTTTTCTATCATATCCGATTATTTTATCGTTTTTAGCAAAAAGTCTATCAGGATCATATCCTGCTATTTTAATGGCCATGATAATCTCTCCATTGAATAACCGAGCATATGCAAATGTTCATGTTGTTTGAATAAATAGACTATATAGACATCGAATAATAGCTTTAAGACATGTCTTTTGTGATCTCTTCAAGTTTCTTATTTAGCTTTTCAAGCTGTTTAAGTTTTAAGTCAATAATTCGTTTAAATCTGTATACAGGCATTGCTAGTATAGATTCATATGATTGATGCAGTTCTTGCATCATGAACATGATGTTCATGCATCTATCTCTTTCAAACTTGTCTCTAGCTTCAGGATCAGATAATGGTGCGAAAAAGCAAGTCTGTTACATCTAATTCATGAATATTTTCTTTGCCACAATCTGGTTTTGAACAGAAAAATTTATATTGCAGATTCATGCCATACTGTGCAAAATTATCAGAAATTGCTTTAGTCAATTTACGTCTTACCTTATGAGGCAATGGCACTAATGTTGCTTCAATATCTGGAAGTATCTTTGCTTCTTGAACAGGTTTATCTGTCTTTTTATCGATAATGTTTAATTCAGATATATGTAGTAATAATGTTAGAACATGTAATGGTAAATTTCTTTGACCAAAATGATAAAATATTTCTTTTTCTTTAGCTAATGTTGGAACTTTAAGCTTAGCATTAACGATATGATTTTTTAGCTCTACATTAACATCAACAACATTGTTAATCATTTCACCAGGTTCACCAGGATATATGTTTGCATTAAAACACGATTCTAGGCTCACTTCAACCGTTTGTTTAGTTCCACAATATGCACATGTAACATCTATTACTTGTTTGTCTTCATCTGAGGCTTGCAGTATAGAATATACAAAGGCATCTCTATCTTTTTGTGTAGTATTAGCTAAAAATGCATTAAAGTCTGTAATGTGATCGGGTTTATTAACAATACAACTCCAAATAACTTTGTTGATATTATCTAGTACACTATATGCAAATGTAGAAGATTGTAGTAATCTATCTTCGTCTCCAACAACTAAACATCTTACGTCATAAGTGTACTTGGACTGTGGACATACAACAGTATAAACGGGGTAACTGAAATTTGGTAACATGTAAACACCTCCTTTTACGAGTTAATGTTTTTTATGTGTTAGTGGATCAAATGCTTAGAAGAAATGTATGGCATGATATGTGGCAGGATAGAAAGAAGTGCGCACAAGTCAGCAACATGACAGCTGTTACCGACTTGTGCAAAAAGAAAGGGAGGTACGTTATGTCTGATATGTACTTAATACACGAGTTGGTGTTATACACCCTCGCGTCGTTGATAAATTGTATTTCTATCAGCAAAAATGGAGTTAGCTAGTGATGTACATTTTTGAATAACCCAGTCTTCCATTTCATATGGAACATCAACATTCCAAGATGTTTCAAGAGACACTAGATCATTAGTACCAACATCATGTGCAAAAGCATCTTCATTAGGTCTATTTGGAAAGCATCCAGCATAACATGCACAATATTCAATTGTTAAACCATCTGGTTTGGTTGTCCAATAAAATATAGTAGAGCTATATTGTGACTTAGTATAGTCATCACCTGTTAAATTGGATGTACCACCTCTCATATCTCTAATCATTTTGGTCCATCCATGCAATATACGGTAAATTGGTAATCCACTAAACTCGTCGTGTCTGGTGGCAAATTCATTTCCAATATCTACATTACTTGGATATGAATAGTTTACACCACCAAGACCAGGAGCAGTGGCTTTGTTAATAGTAACAGCTGGAATGGTTGTTACTGCTGAGCATGATGCTGTTAATACTTTAGATATGTCAGTTAATGACAAGCCACAATATTCTTGTAATTTTGGTGGCAAATCAGTCCAGTATACCCAAAAGTAACCAGATATGTATCTATCCGCTACACCATGTTTAGTACCACCAAAATGTCTATTAAACCTGTTATTAAGTAATTCTTTCCAAGAGTTGTTACCTACCATAATCATTACTCTCCTTTACGTGAATTTGAAAAGAACTTAACAAATAAATCTAACTTTGAACAAAGTTCATGAAGTTCTTTATTTGTATCATTTAAATCAGATATTATAGTCTTAATTTCTGATCTATTTTCCTGTTGAGTTGTGAAAATTGAATTTAGTTTTTCTTTTGCAGTTGTTATTGATGTTTCGAGCTCTAAAAGTTTATTACGAAAGTCTGTTAGTTCGTCAGATAATATATCAGATAATGCTTTATTATTACGTGTTACAGTAAATGTGATTACTAGCAGTATTGCACATGCTAGTAAGAGAATTGATACTAATTTAACTAATGAGACATTTGATAAGATTAAGTTTTCCATATTTGACTCTGTTTTGATTCATTGAGATTTGACGACAATAAATTTGAAGATTAAGTTATTGTTTGTAGTTTTCTCTACATATAAATTTACAAGGCATGGCGACGAAAATATAAATCCTATGGTCTTTCCGTTTTTATTTTCTACGATAATTTGTTTAGCTCTTTTAATTATGTACTGTCCTTCATCTAAACTAGTGGCACTTGCCGATTTAGAAATTGTAATACACTGTAAATCTGTTTTTATGGAATGAATAGTACTGACTGCTAAGGTTATAAATACAATCAGTATTAGCAAGGCTTGGAACATTGTTTTCCAATCGTCGCATAGTAAATCGAATATGCTCTTCATGTTGCTCCTTGTTAAGAATACTATAGAGCTCGTTTCTATAGTTAATCGTTAAAACACTTTATCGAATAAATTTATGTTATTCAAGTAAATGTCTTCAACACCAAGATGCTGTAGTCGATCAAATGAACAACTTAATATTGTTGTCGTTTGTTCAATACGATGTGTAATAACTGATTTGGTCAAGTCCTGTATCATAAGATTAGCTGCATGTTTACCCATGTCGTAAAAATTCGGAGAAATTGTTAAACAAATATGAGCTCGTTGTGCAAGTATAGGATTAAAGGATATTTCAATATGTTTTTTATTTACTTCGCTTACAATAGTGCTTGTATCAAGTAAATCAATATATTTCCTGTTAGCTGGATCAAAAACCCTCTGTGTAACAATAAATAATAAACCAAGGTTTTGCTGATTAAGTCGTTTCAAAGTTTGTACTAACTCTGTTGTAGTCGAAATGTGATATATTGACGTTTGAAAACGACGTGCAGAGAGCTGTTCAAGGACATTATTTAGTATAGCTTTGTTAGTAGTACTACCATGAGTTTCACTATCTGCTAGTATATATGCATTAGTAACTGTGATATTAGTATGATCAAGAAGAGTAAATAACTTATCTAGATGAATATATTCTTCAACTCCTGATACATAATTTAATGCGTCTTCAGTCAGGAATTGTTTATAGTATTTAAACGGAAAATTTATACCGGAAAAATATACATGTTTGTGCTGAGTTATTAAAGGTAACCCAACGTATAGAAATGCATTATCGTCAGTTGTGAATATGTAATCTGGACTTAAAGTAGCAATATCTTTTAAAATTACATTAGCTTGTTTCTGTATTAGGAATTTTGTTGTGTTTTTAAGTTTTGACTCTAGGTAATAAGTAATGATTGTGAATCGAATGTTACTATGCAATTCATATTCATGAAGTTGATGAACAAATCCGTCAACTTGAGGTTTTGCACAAATATGTTTGTAATTATATGAGTTTACAATTGCAACTGTAAGATATTTATGAGTCACAGCTTTTATTTGATGATCTGGTGTTTTCATTTTAACTGTTACATTAACAGTTGTGGGCATCAGTGATTTGACGGCATACATACTAAATGCAGCACCAAAAAATACGGCAGTCGCAAATACTACTTTTGCGACTGTCGATATTACTGACTGTAGCAGCTGTAATGATCTCATGTTCTCCTTCTTCGCTAAAGAATACTAACAAAGCTATATCTCTAATAGCAGTTGATTGTTGTTATTTAATAAAGAATGTAAGTTCAATCTTTTCAATTGGCAGAATTGGTTCAAGTATTACATCAACTCTAATAGTTTTAGTCTTTACATCATATGGAGTTTGATATACTTTTACATCAAAAGATTTTAGAGCTCTACGTCTTTTTAAATCAGATAAGAACGTGATTATTTCAGATTTGATATTATCAAATGTAATCTCATCAGCTTGATCATAAATATAAAATTTACAAAAGCGGTCTAACGCTCTTTGTGCATAAAGAACCATACGAACAACTGGAATATTTTCCAGTTTAGAAGACTTAACCTGCATTGTCAGATCTTGCCATACACATATACCAACATTGAATTCAACAAAGTAGTTTATTCTGTTCAGATAGAATTGCTCTTTATGACCTTCTTTTGGATTATAACGCATTCTTTTACAATCAATAACAGCATTATTTAAACCAGCTGGAGCAAACCATATTTCACCTGTACGATCTAATTTTGGAACTATTGTAGACATATGATACATAGGACTTACCCATATATCACGTCCTGTAAATTCATCATATACTTCTGTATATTGTTCGTATAATGCTGCGTATGGTGTATTCCATGCATGATCAGTTTTTCGTTTTTGTAGAGCAGCTTCTGCAGTTGGATTATCTCCGTTATCTACAAATCCGAAACAGTCTCTCCTTAAATTGCTAACTAGATCCACAATACTGTTTTTAACTTCAGTAGGATATCCAGCATCCCATACCATGTTAAAATATACTTTATCTTTGTCAACTACTAAGTCATCAATAAGACCACTATATGCTTGTGCTAAAATTTGAGTAGCAACTGTTGCATTAACTGTTCCATCAGAATTTAGTAATGAACCTACACTACCATTACCAAGTTTCTTATAGCTATGATTATCTGAAGATGTTGATGTATATACACAAGAATATGGTTCAAATACTTGCCATACATCACCAGTATAATAGTATCTAGTATCAGTAGCTTCTACTTTTACGACCATACCTTGTGCTGGACTACTAAATGTCCATGTAGATCCGTCATAAATAGCTATTTCACCATCATGATTTTGCCAATCACCAGTAGCACCATCAGCAACTAAGTATTTATCGTTAGCGGATGGACTGGAGGGAGGTGTATCAGTATAATCAATTACTGTTTCAGTAGCTAATGTATTAAGTTCAGATAAATTAGTTTCGTTTACGTAAATTCTGAGATATTGACTATATCTTTTAAGTACATCTACAATAAACATTGATTCACCAGACGAATCAGTTTTAGTAGGATTAAAGCTGACAGTAAAAGACTCTGATATTACGTCATCACCATCAGCTGTTTTTCTATATACGTCTAAAACATATGCTTCACTATCAGTGAGAGAAGGTGTAATGTTTACGGAAAATTCATTATATGCATCACCACGCCCAATAGGAACAATAATGTATATGACTTTCTTTGAAGGATCAACTAATCTTGTCCCAATTTCTTCAACAGAATTGATATTGGTATCAGCCTCCAGTTTAAGTAAATTGTTGGAATCAATGTAAAATTTCAAGTTAGCATATGTAGCATCTTCAGGGAGAACTCTCATTACATATTCACTTCCAGATTGTACAATGAAATTATTAGCAATGTATAAACCTTGTCCAAACTCTTTACCATAGGTATTAATATTTGGCTTACCGTATTCTTTAAATAACTCTTCTTGACTAGATTTAAACTTTAATTTATTATCTTCGCCATAGTCACTTAAGAATGCGACAAATCCTATAGTTGATGGTACTTGTTGTACATAAGTCGATAAATCGACTATCGTGGAGTAAACTCCTGGAACAATATGTATAGCCATAATATCCTCCTATCAATTTTGTGTGTGTATCAAATACATAAGACTTGCTATATATAGTAGTTGCAGCAAATTGAACACATTAAAACCATACTTTCCATCTAAATAAAATATCTCTATCGTCTGTAAGTTCTATTGTAGAAAATGTATATCTCGCAAATAATACAAACGTAGTTGCTGTAGGTTCATGTGATTCACTTATATATAAGCCGCATTCATTAACTTTATCTCCAGTTGCTGCTGTAATGGTAATGTCAATTTGTGCTAGCAGATATTTATTGTTTTCATCTGGATCTTGCAAAATTTGAACATCATCAAATGGAGCTTTTTTACCACCATCAGCATATGTTGGATTAGATGCATCAATAACAATTGGGTTGACAAGCTCTTCATCAGTAAGTTGTACTTCTAATGGATTGAATGGATCATCCATAGTAGCACCACCAGTTCCAAGACCAAACCAGTACACACTCCATTCATTAGCATGAATAGCAGGATCTCTGTTTACATTAAATACACGTTGTGGAAGCCATTCACGACCTGTGTAAACAATATGATTGTTACCACCATTTAGTAATTTGAAACAGTTTGTGCGTTTATTATGTTCGAATATTTGTACGTATCCTTTTGGTTTGGTAAAGGATACAGCATCTCTGAGTTTACAAACTGAGTCTAATATGATCATATCGTACTCCTTATCTGAAAGAAATTTCGAGACCGTCATATATGTAACTATGTCTCATTGAGTCAAATACACCTCCTTTATCAAAATCAACATGTTCAGCATCATTGCCAAGCCCACTAAGCATGGAATTTGTAATATGATTGTGACATTTGTCTAGTATGGTTGACAATAGGGGTGCTATAACCTTAATATCAGTAAGTAGTGTGTCATAGTATATCGTAGTTTTTGGACTATCGAATACTCCATTTTTATCAAAATCTACACCATTTAATGCAACAAATCCGGAATCATTAAGTACTGTAGTTAATTTAGTCTGCACTATATCGTTAATACTAAGTGCTCTATTGTGATCAAAATATCCACTCTCATCAAAGTTGACAAAATCAGTAGCTAAACCGTCTGGGATATACTGTTTAATTAATGCATAAAATTCATCGTTCAATAAAACATGTGTATTAACGTATAGATATGGCCTTATACTCATCATGGTTATAATTGTATGACGAGTATCAAATTTACCATTTTCGTCATAATTGTCGTATTCAGCTGATACATATTCGTTAAATGTTTGATGAATATGCTCATCTATATCAGTAAAAATTAAGTATTGTAGTGCATCGTATATATCAGTACTATCGTAAATAAAATTCCTATGTCTCTCAAACTGAGTCATAGCATATTGATAGATGGTCATGTGTACGTTATCATCTATTACTTCATGATCGAATGTAGTGGATATTTTAATCAAGTATGCAACATTAATGAGTCTTGTATATATTGGTTTAAAGAAATTAATTACTGTATAAATATCTGTACCTTCAAAGACAAATGTATTAGAGAATGTTGATAATGCTAAGTCCAATGAACCAGTAATGAAATCTAATACACTCCATAGTTCATTAATTGTATGTTTTAAATTGTCTGTATGTTGATTGTACAACCAGTTAAATAAATCTGGATTCAGTGTCTCTAGTAATGTTCTAATATCTTGTGGATTAGGTAGTATGCTATAGTTCCATTTATGTAGAAACTTGTCTTTATACTCTTGTAATTTTGCACGCAATTCGCTTCGAGTTTTTGGTTTGGATCTAAAGACACTATTAAAATCGTCAACAAATGTATCTTTATCCAATTGATTTGCTATATCTACTACGTAACATAAATGTGCTTTTTGTTCATCAGATACTAAAGTAGCAAATTTTTCTGCATCTAATTCATTTGTTACAGGATCTATGAATTCAAATTGTACGTAGAATGCCCACCATAATGCCAACACACATTCTAGCAACGAAATTTTTCCAAATGGTCTTAGTAAATGTACTCGATATACAGTACCAGTATCTATGTATTGTTGATATTCTTGCTTAATAAGTCTGCTAATTATAGCATATGTTTCAAACCATTTTGTAAGATATTGACAATTAAATAATCCGAAAAATGGTGTTAACGATGGCAGGCTAAGTTTTAAATCTGCATTTAAATGCTGAATTTGTTGTTCGTTTAGAAACCAATGAGCATCTTTAAATTTTTCTTTAAACTGTTTATACGTATATCTAATTTCCAGTGGATGATCAGTGAGCATTCGTTCAACTTGTTTACCGATAAACAATAGCTGTTTTGGTAATATAGGATCATCATAGTTGAAATCTATATCATATGTAAGGCTATCTACACTCTCATCTGCTACTAACCAGAATTCAAGTAATCTTACATCCGTATAATTTAAAAAGTGTAGTAGCTTAATTAACGCTTGTGGAGATCCTTTAATTTTGTATAAGTTAGCTAATTCTAACAAAAATGTAGGTTTATTATTAGCAGGAATATATTCAGGATATATAAATCCCATTGATTTAATATATTCATTAATACTTTCGTCATCTAGTGTGTATGGATCGCTAATGTTTTTATGTAAAGTTATAATTGTTCTAGCTGCAGCATACCAATGAAGTACAAAGTCAAACAAATTATCGCTGTCATATCCAGTAAAAGCAGGTAGTTGGACAAATTTTGCAAAAAACTGTGAAGCAATATCAAGCTGTTCGTTTGCTATAGAACGTACTTTATCACTCAATAATGTGTCGTCATTAGTAGCGTAATACTTAATGATGTTAAAGAATAAATCTGTTGTATTCATAATCCTCCGCTAAGGATACTATAGAGCTTGTCTCTATAGTAGTTGATGATACTATAACGCTCTCATATATATGATGACATACTTTAATTTGATATGCTAGTTCTAAAAGCGTTTGTGGTGTCAGTTCGCTTAAGTTATCTATATTTACGTCTCCATTGATGCAATAGTTTAAGAATATCCAGATTAGTTTAGATAGTACTGTATTGAGTGAATCATAATCCGGTAACGTGACATTATTGTTGGTGTAAAGTTGTTTGAGTGCATTGAGCAAGGTTATATCATCATTAGTTACGTTCCATAAGTTAATGTCATCACAGTTTATATCGTTAGAATTTGGCCATAAGATAATTGGATTTGCATATATCGATAATTTATAACTTAATTTATTATGAACATCAGAATCTGTAGATTCAACATATCCGAATAAAATATCAGTATTCCAGTCAAATTCTTCTGGATATAAAAGTGCTAAACATATTGATTGTGGATGACATAAACTCTTGTCAATAGGAGAATACGGTATTGTTGTTTCGACAATAGTACACTGTTGAGAGCTTACGAATTTGTACCAACTATAGTCAAAGTCTGGTGCTATTATCGTACTAAGTGAAATATTGTTATTTGATAACCATGATTGTAACTTTATCACTCTTCTAACTCCACAGACCAAATTTCGTCTTCTGTTGTCGCGTTAAGAACTGCTTGTTTAGCGTTATAATATTTGGGCAAATCTTCAAGCAATTCATTTAGATAATGTTGAAGGCACTGTTTACAGTAATCGTCTGAATATAATTGTTCTAATTGTGATAGTATGTTATTCAAGTAAGCGGATAAGTCAGCTTTTATAGTATCATCAGTAGTTAGTACTAATTTCATTATGAGTTTTATGCCTTTTACGATATCAGCAATAACATCACCAAATATTGAAAATCTTGCTTGTATTTGAGACTTGAGTTCATCCAGTTTAGTATCACGTGCCAATTCTAATATATCATCAGAAGCTATTTGATATATTGTATTAGTTTCGGTATCATATTTTAGTTCATGTAACGGTGCTTCTATATTACTTTCCACTGTAATAAAGTTTGATGTGTCATAGTTATCTGTATCAACAAGTACACCTATTACATTATATGTATTTTTGTCTACTAAATATATCATAACAACCTCATGACATAAGATAATAAAACGTTATAACATTATGTGTTGGATCATATGTTAATCGAACATATTTATCACATGAAATCCATACATCTATTTTAGAATCATCATGTTCTACATGTATAATGTGTGAAAATTCTAGTGAATATACACCGTAATGATGAAATACTAATCCTCCAAACGTTTTAACATATGCTGCTTTACCGTTTATGCACCACGTAATACTACAGTATTTTACAGAATGCAAGCCTAGTAATGTCAGTGTCCCTTGCAAACTCCAATAGCCTGCTGGTAATCGTATGGTTGATGACGCATCTAAGTATGGACAATCTGGGTTATTAACAAACATAAGTTTAGTTACATGACGTGGTCGTATAACTTGTAATCTCGGATATACAGTACATATACGATCGTTTATTATAACGTTATCGTTGTGTGCTTCTTCGTTAGTACGTTCTCGTACTGTATTGGTTGACACATCATATACTAGACCGTTTGACGGATATGATATACTACCCCAATACGCTACAAGTTCGTTATCAGTAGGTTCACGTTGAGTATTAAATTCAACCAATTCACCAGTCTCTGTATCAAAAATACATCTTACTGCCATTAGTATGTAAATCCTCCAACGTGTATATCTATAATTGTATTATTAGTATCTACAAAAATAGACTTATTTTCTGTTAGTGGTAGAAATGCTAATCCGTCACTTTCGTATCTATAATTCCGTACATATCTAATTTGGTCAACACCGTTTACAGAAAACGATACTTTCCATATTTGGTAGTTAGATATACAAGAAATATCCAATATATATGTAGCTAATGGTGAAATTAGATTAGCATCTAGTTCGATGTAATTGTTAGTTCTGCCATGCCATAGCAATACTTCAGCAAGATAGATAGCAGTACAGTAAGATTGAATAAATGATAAAAATTCATTATCTTTGTAAAAAGCACTACCAACTAGAGTATATTCAATATAACCCATTGGAGATACACAGATCCAATCTCCTTGATTAAGTGATATTTCTTGATCTAATACTATTTGAGCATTATCAGAAGTTGAGTTACTAATAATAGTACTGACACTATGTATTGATGCACCACTCAGAATAATAGCAAGACCATTATGTTGTGCATAGATATCTACAGTCCATCCTATGTCAGAGGTTGTAATTGTATTAGATGGTTGTAAATGTTCACCTAATGTAACTATAGTATGTCCGTTAGAAATTTGACTAGAATTGACTCTAGCTAATGTAGTTAATCTAGGTAATACAGTTCCGTTATCGTTTACTAAGAATAACGAATACCAGTTAGAAGGCAATAATTGGCCATGATCTACAGTGTCAAATACATACGTCGCATTGCTTATATTTATAGTTGACGTAACGTCTATGTATTTTTGTATAAGACTAAATTTATCGAAAGCAATTGTACCTGTAATATTTGGTATTGTAGGATAATCATATTTGGAATTATCACAGAGAATTGGTGGAATAGTGAAATGGCATAGCACGATGGGAGGTTTATTAATTATGTTTGCCCAATCAATGTGACAATTTAAAACATCGGATTCATCACATACTGCTATTAAGTCATTGTCAAGATATAATGGCCGTATTAGCATTAATAAAGCTCCGTATAAATTTTAGTGAAGTGCTAACGGGCAACAAGGAACGGAAAACAGGGTGCTATGTTATATTATAGAATAATGGGTCTGGCTATATCGAGGTTGATAGCAGTAGTAGAAATTGCTTTACCTATATACACAAGATATTGACCAGAAGCAGATGGAGGTGTTTCTGTTAACATACCAATGTTATCTGGTGCTAGATAATAGCTAGCACCAGGTGTCAATGTACTATTACCAGTTACTGCAGTCCAATCTGATAACTCTAAAATACCATCTAGCTGAACCATCCCAGCACTTCCAGCTGTAATGTCTTCTCTTAACAAACCTATTACTTTTGATGTATTAAGAGAATTTGCCTGTCCTAGTTTGAATGTATCAGCACCAGATATGTAGACCGGTTGACCGGCTACAGTAGTAGTTGATTCACCATTCGTCATTTGAATAACATCAATAGCGATTACTGATGCATCTAATGTGTCACTTGCTGGTAGTTGAGCAATGTTACCGTCAATTAAAACTAAAGGTTTTCTAAGTGCCATATCTTAGCTCCTCTATAACAAAATTGGTTGTTTAATATTTAGTAATAATGTATTTGGTGTTATCATTATGCCCATTTTTTGAACAAATAAATTGCTACTAGTTGGTGCTATATTTGTAAGCACTTTATTTCCCAAATAAATGTTTGTACCACTTGGCCATGACCATGATGTCGATATAAGTTTACCAGTAACTAAGACTAGAATAGGAAAATTTGCTTGACAATCATGCAAAGCTATTCCAATGGCTTGATTAGTTACAGGTTGATTATATGATGCTACATATCCAGTGCTAGAAACTGGTTGTAAAAATTGTATATCTTCTTTTGCTTCTAGTTCAATAACTTGATTAGAAGGATACGACCAGTATAGCCTATTGTCTTTATGTATCAATATAGCGTTATCAAACGCTTCATTTTCAGATTGAATGTGATCCGATGTAATTGAGTGTGACTTAACACCAAGTTTAATTTTATCCGATGTTTCTAGTTGTATTGTAGAACTTTCTTCAAATCCTTCTTTGAATCCGCTAATAACAGCTTGCTCTAAGAATGGTATTTCGTATGGATGATATGCTTTTAATTGTTTGGAAGCTGCATCAAGAACTAAAAGCTTACCATCTTCGTAATCACTGGGTGTATCTAATAGAGTAATAAATCTAGAAAACGGAAGATTACTTGTCGTAAACATATGAACCCTTATGTTGTGAGTGGTGTTTATTTAGTAATTTACGTAACCATTTTACAGTTTGATCAAATTTACAAAAGTCAGTACTTACGTACTCTAAGTATAGCAAGTTTAATTCATCATCAGGTACGTCAAATTTGAACTTAAACGCTTTATCTTTTATCGGATGATCAACTAGTTTCATATTCTTTTTAACGATTAAATATGCAGCGAATCCTAGATCGTTAGTGACTGCCATACATTAACTCCTAATCAGAAATAATAGTGGAACCTTTTCCTGTGGCAATAATTCCATTAAAGCAACCTACAAATACATCACCAACTCCTATCTTATATCTATTGTTATCGATAACAATGTTACTAGAACCACCAATTAGTATACCAATATGACCACATATACCTACAACTATATCACCTGTTCTAGCCGCTGATATATTTTCGATATATGTATCAGTAGAACCACTGACGATAATTCCTGTCATAGGAATACATTTTGGATCATCATGACAACAGCAAATACCGACACCAATATCACCAGTAGTACTAGCAGATCTCATAGTTAAATATGCCCCAGTTCTTTATCTTTATTGACAATAGCTTTTACAACATCAGGAAATGTGTATATGTATTTACCATGTATTCGTGTCCAATATAGTGATGGCTTTCTGTCTCTCAGATCAATGTGCCATCCTGGATGATTCCAAAATGGATAAAATCCGATACCACCAAATACACGCATGCTATTTAACAAAGCAAATTGTTCAATATATGGAAATACAATATTATGTGGCACTGAAAAATGAAAGTCGACAGCTAATCCAGTATAATGATAAGATTTGGAACTATGACCACCATCGTCCCATGCTACGTGAATGATAAATTTAACACCAGGATAGTATTTACCAGCTATATCACGAACTTCATCAGCAGCATACACTAAGTCAGGACTGACTTTAGTTGGATCTTTCTTCCATTCAGTTGGTGAAAAATGTTTAACCCTAGACCAGTCTACCATAACAAAAACACTCCTTTTTAGACAGTGTCACTGATCCAAAATAGACCAGTGACACATTATGTTTAATGTTATACGTAGTATCTTACAAACACTTTATCTCCAGCTTCAATAAGTCCGTCCAGATCATAACCGTCCCAACTAATTTTATTATCTACTACAGCAAAAGAAGACCCATTAGTGAGACTAGGAGCTCCTTCAATTACCATATGTACTAAATCACCATTATCTGGTGTCTCTGGTAATGTGAAGTACTTATTTGTGATATCAGTACTAGTAATAGTATATGTATAAGATCTTGGGTCATGAATAGCATTTACAGCATTATCTACATAGTTCTTAGTAGCTACATCTTGTGCATTAGTTGGATCTGGTACATTGATAATAGTATGAGTTCCACCAAGATCCCAGTCACTTGTCAATGCTGTTAATTGAACGGAATCAGACAATACTTGGATACCATTACCAGCACCTACATGTAGTACGTTACCTTCCTTGTATAAACCATTACCAGCAGCAATTTGACCAGTACCGGTAAACTGAATCCATCTATTTGTATCACCATCGTATACAAAACCCATTTCGTCTTCACGACGGAATAATGCCCAGGAATTAACAGGAGTTTCAGTAACCCAGCCAGAATCTGTTAGTCCATATATTTTATTGTCAGCTGTATATGTTCCAGAATTACCGGATGTGTCAGAACCATCTTCATTAAACAAAAACCTCTGACCTACTGGAACATCAGTTCCAGAATCCCATCCATTGTTGTATGTGAACAATTTGTTATCAGCAGTATTTAAGCAATGTTCACCATTGCTAGCAGCACCAGTTGGTGTAGCACCAGATGTATCTAGTACATAGGATATAGAGTAGTCTACTGGATCACGCCATTTAAGTCCGGCAATAGCACTATCTACGTAACTTTTAGTAGCAGCATCCTGTACATCAGTAGGATTGGCCAGATTAGTTAGTTTGTAACCATTCATGGACTGGTTACCGGTAAATGGCCTACTACCATCAGCAAAAATGTACTGACTTGCTAACTTGTCATCACTAATAGATCCAGCTAAGTGATCATTAGTAATACCACCAGATTTTACTTGAATACCATTAGCAGTTCTTTCAAGCGCATCAGATTCATTAATAAATACTCTTAACGCTTTTGAGACCGGATCTGCTTCAAGAGAATAAGGATCTTTTAAAATCCATCTTGCAACAAGTTGTGTACTCATTTTAACTCCTCTTATAAGTGTTAATTTTGCGAATTGATTATGTTATTGTGGAAGGACCAATTGTGATTCTTCCATAATGATGTCACGATAAGTTTAGTTTCTTTATTGTTAGTTATGATAATAAATCTTGGTGAAATATCGACTATAACACCTTGAAATCCATCAACATCAACTTTACGCCCAATGCATACGTATTTGTTTGATCTGAATTCAAAGTACGAATAAATACTTTCTGCTACATTTTTGAGTACTAAGCATATTAAACCAGCAGCAAAAATCTTAATTAGCAGAGTGAGAATTTTAGCATCAATAAGATTGATAACTTTGAGAATATCGGGGCTTAATGATTCCACGTTATTTGTCCTTTTCGAAAATAACTTGATCTTTTACATTTAGTTTCTCAATAACAGCACCAATAGTATCATACAATTCATCAATAGTCAACTGTTTATCTTTGAATGTACTGTTTAACTTCCATACTCAGTGCTGTTATGAAATCAATCTTCATAGTCAACTACCTTGGAGACAAGCTTCTAGGTTTTCTCCGAAGACTTTTGATAAATTTCCTATCTTTTTTTTTTGTGTGTTCAAAAATTGGCACTAGTCAGATTGACTTTGATAGGCGGATGCTCCAAACCACCTAACGGCATTGAACATAGTAACTCGCTTCCATTTAGCAACATTTAATTCTTCCATAGCATGAAGAAATATCAAGTCAGCAATAGGTCTGGCGTATAGACCATGTCTATACAAGTAATCATGAATAACTGCTGCCCATCCATATCTACCCCAAGGAGGTAGTATCGACCAGAATATTCTTGGTATAGATGCAAAATCAGTAGTAGATCCAGATGGGACAATTACTGTTATATCAAGTTGTTCGTCATTGTATCCAAATTCTTCATATACAATCCATTCGAGTATAGTCTTTTTGTACGAGATAATACCAAAAAGCTTCTTTTTGACAATTCTTGGTGGTAGTGGTTTGACTACTAATTCTCCTATAAAAGACATAAATTAATCCTCTACCTTCTTAAGACTCAAATTCAGACAACCTCTATCTCTATATCCTATACAAAGATGATACCCAAATAAATAAACATCAAGCCTAGGAAAAACATAAGGAAACTTTGGAACTTTTTTAATCTCCGGTTTCAAATGTTTGTTTTTATAAATTTTAGTAATTACAGCCTTATCTTTATACTGGTAATATCCTATAACAAAATGCGTAAAATCTGACATTGGGTTTCTAAGGTGCCACCTTAGATACCTATACCATTCAGGTTTATCTTTCCACAAATCTCTTTTACCACCTGCTGGCATTGGTTCTCTTGAATTTGTCCAGAAAGATAAAATAATATTTAGAGGGAAAGGGGTTGATGTAAATACTTTATCTAATTCGTAAAAAGATTTTTTAGCCAATAATTTGTAAAGCATTAGGCACGGAAATACTATTAATAGGCCAATTGGAAATATAACTATGCCTTCGGCGAAGTAAATAATAGGCGTAAATAATAGAAATAGAATTGAGATTAAAATATTCACCAAATTTCTCCTAGTTTCGATTATTTTTGCCCAAAATGTAATATAGAGAAAACTCCACCTTTAGGCAGAAGTATTTAATATATTATCTATGTTCTTTAAGCCACCTTTTTCCACAGATTTACTCTTAAACTGTTATTTTCATCCCCTTGTCTATGAGCATTCCATTTCACTTGAACACTCCTGAATCCGTTTCCTTTTTGGATAGGTTGATAATATACACTTACTAAATCATTTGTATTATCATAAGCAGTATTATTTGGGTCAAGTTCTAATATGTCTTGAATAGTCGGCCTTATGATAGCTTTAGTTGGTGCTGAAGATTGTTCAGATTGTAGATTAAGATTGAATTTATATTTACCTTCATTATAGAGATATTTAACTTCATTTTCAGTTAAAGCTCGGTTGAAGATGCGTACTTGATCGATGAGAATATCTTTTCCATAGTATGACGCTCCATTATTATTCCATGATATATGAACATCGACATCACTAAAATTACTTAGTGTTAATCCAGTATTCAATTTAGTGTTGCTATCTATATATAAGTATAGAGAACCATCATTAAGAATATTTAATATATAAAAACTCCAAATACCCTTCCCTTTAAAATAAGAAGTCCAAAAATATTCACCACCACCACCACTAATCCATATTCCATAATCCTGTGCAGGAGTACTCCCTCCAAATGTTAAATTAGACAAACCATTATAACATTCAAACCACGTTCCTCTACCATCACTACTTTCAAGAACTTGAACCCACATTGTAAATGCAACACCTGTATTAGAATTAAAATTAAATGTTCCGCAAGAAATTGTAGAATTACCATCAAACTTCGCAGCTTGACCAAATACTCCAGTATCATACTGTTCAGTTCCACTCCAGATTCCGTTATATTGATTATGAGCATCGTTAGCATTTCCATCTAATTGATAAAAGGCAACTTCGCTACCATCATTAAAAGGATCAACTTTAGTTGGATCTAAATATTCCTCTACTACTTCTATTAGAGATAAATCTAATCCAGTATCAGTATCTATTTTTTCTGCATTTTTAATTCGTGTTCGTTTACTGCCTTCATAATATCCTACAGTTATTGAAGCGGTGGTTGAATCTAAAATATCCAACACCAAATCATCTGCATTAGCTTTATCTTCATCACCAACAGAAATTTCTACTCGTGGCTTAATTAAAACTACTTCTGATGGTACAAGAGAAAAATTTAATTCAGAAATATCTACAATATATTTAACACTTCCACCATATAAACTTCTAGTTACATTTATATTCTCTAGTTTATAACCGTCTATTACTAAAGTTTCACCGTTTTTAACTAAAGTTGGATTTTCTAAAGCATCCTGTAATACTAAAGTTGTAGCAGTAGTAGTCGAAGTATCAATCTTGTCAGTTAAATCTACCGATTTGGTTAGTTGATGTGCATTAGTTGGAGCTTCTGTTAGAGATAAACTAGAAATATCAATATCATAAGTTTTATCAGTATCGTTATAAGTTATAGTATTAACTTCGTGAATTTTAGCACCATCAGTAGCGTTATAGATTATAAGTTGATCATGTTTACGAATATGAGTAAGACCTTCGTGATACAAGAAAGTAACTTCATCTTCAGTTAGAGCACGGTTGAAGATGCGAAGTTGGTCGATGAGACCATCAAAATAATTATAAAATCCAGATGCATTGATATCATAAATCCAAGCACCTAAAGCTACTTTAGTGCTCATTGACTGAGTTATACTTACACTTTTACTTACATCTCCTAATAAATTTCCACTTATATCTTTTAAAATCAATCTAGTTCCAGACGATTTGAACTCAACATAGAAAAATACCCAAGTGTTGTCTGGAACTTGTATTGAAGGAGTTTTATTTTCTGATCCATGTGCCCCAGTGTTTAGAGACCAGGTATTTCCCTCGTCGTCCGTAATAAAATGATAATCAAATTCTGAACTACTAGAGACACCACTATAATCCCATCCGAAAACAACTTGTTGAGTACTTCCTGTCTTATTTGGTTTAAACCATCCTGTATACACAAAAGGACATTGTAATTTGAACCCAAAATCAATTACTATAACACTATTCCCATCAAACTTCGCTGATTGTCCAAACACTCCAGTGTCATACTGTTCAGTTCCACTCCATGTTCCATTATAATTCCCACCTAAATCATTAGCATTGCCATCGAAGGTATAAGTGGCAACAGCACTGCCATCATTAAATACATCATGAACTTGTGTAGCATATCCATATTTGTTAACTTTTAATAAACTATTAGTTGTATTATTATGTAAAATTAATCTTGACTTATCTTTAGTTACAACTTGATATTTAGCCCAATCACTATCTCCGCTTTCTTGATTTTGTATATTAGTTAAAATATAAGCATCATCAGTATTAGCTCTAAATTTAGCCATTATATACCTCCTTAATGATATTAGCTAAATTATTTTGTCTCTCAGCAAGTTTATCTATGAGAGCTATTCCTTCCTCATTAAATTTAACATCAAGCCAGGTAGTAGTATTAGAATATTTACTTAAAGCGTATTCTATTATATCTTTATCATCCTGAGATAGCTGACTAATGTCAAAATTAGCATCATATAATCTTTTCAGCATTGCTATAACTAAAAACAACATTTTAGTGGTATCAGCAAGGCTATCTTCTATATCAAATAATTCAGAATTAATACGTTCTCTGACTTTACCCTTTTTAGTATCTGAGATACTATTTAATTCTTGCTTATATTTTCTCTTAAATAAGAATCCATGTTTTTCTATTGTTTCTTTATATTTCATATCTTATCTCTCCTTTATGCTGCTAATTCGCCGTTATAAATTGTATCAAAACTATCTTCAATATAAGTAGAATCTTCTACGATAATAGCGTCATCGCTGGTTAGGTTTAAATATTTAATAGTAAAGCTTACAGTAGTTTCGTTATATAGATAACCACCTTTTCCAATTCGTAGAATATATGAAACGGCGTGATCTTGGCCGTCAGTAATGTCACCAGTAGTAATATTAATCTTGTCATTTTCTATTGTAATATCTGTTATAAGAGAATCATGTGATACGATTTCATAAGTGGCTTCTGGGTCGTAATTAGTAATTGTATGAGTTCCAGAGCCGTTTTCGTAAATATCGGTGGTTGAGACATTTGGTGTTGGTAGTTTGTAACTACTTATATCAATAAATCTCTCATCTAATTTTCCTGACATATTTTACACTCCTTATTGATTTTTTTCTACCAATTAATTTGATTTATTTCTTCCTCAGATACTGCTGCATCAATCTGTTGTTCTAAATCCCATTTCTTTTGATATAAATTTATTTCGTATCGAATCATTTCAAATTTTAAATTCTCTAACTGTTCCAAAGTAGCCGTTACAAAGGAATTATCATATATTCTAAATTGAATCTCTGTAAGATTATTAGATTTCATGTTTTCTATTAGGTTTTCTACATTTTTTAAATGTTCATATCCAAAATTCACATCTGCTTGAAGTATTTCAGAATACATAAAACCAGAACTAACAGCTTTTTGAAAAGCTGATTTGATTTCTGATTTTTTATGTTGCTTAAGTTCGTCAAGCGTATAGATAGGGTCTGGCTGATTACCTTCAGCTAACCATTTCTGGTATTCCTGCCAATGACGATTGGCAGGGTCGTTTGGGATAAACATATTGTTTTCTTGGTCGAAAACTCCATTTTCTTGAAGTTTATATTTAGCCATCTATTTTCCTCCTTTTTAGAGTTCGGCGTCTGCTTTATAAACAACACTCTTTATGAGCCAAGAAATCGTATTAGAGTGGGTTACAACGTACGTAGCATAACCATCACAACAGATATACTCAACTCCCGCATCCTCCCAAGTCCCGTCAGATCTTTGTGCAAAATGAAGGATACTTTCAGTAACAGAAGGAACAATTCTTTTTGGAACTTTGAAAGAAATCCACTCACCAAGATAATTACCGGCTGTATACTGAGGACCATCTGCTAATTTTAGTAACCCGCAACCCTCTTCATAATATCTCATACACCTCATTAACTGTATATCATAAGGAACATGCTCGAAATCAGTTGCCACTTCACCTTCTTCTAACTGAAGTTGTGCTATTTCTATATAGTTGCCTACAGTTGCAGTCCAATCAACACTATCAGGCGCACATATATAATCTCCGGATATCCAACTATTCTCTTCAGAAGCTACCATATTTGCATTACTGATTCCTGCTATTATTATATTAAAGCCTAAATTTTCGTCATTAAAAATTCCACCATTCCATGTATTATCTAAAGGTATTGTAAAAGTATATCTGACAACACTTTCGTCTCCAGGATAATTAAAAGAAGTTGCCCACGTATCAATTCCCCAAGATCTTGATTTATCTGTATTAGTATTATTCCTTAACAAAACAGAAAATTTACCTGATACATTTGATTTGAATAGAAATGAAATAGTAACTTTTGATTTCTTTTGAATTAAATCAAATAGATAATTTCCTTCAAAACGTTGTTCAAAAGGTGTCCAAAATCTATTTATAGATGTATCACTTAAGTTTGTTGGAGGATTGATTGCCTCAACTCTTAATGAATTTAAATTATTCATTATAGATCTTTTAGATATAAAATAACCATCTGTATTCCCGATCATTGAATAGTATCTATCAGCAGTATAACCTCCACCATTATACTGCACACCCTTACATTCCCAAGTAACATCTCCATCTGTCACTGTACCTCCGACACTAGTAGGCCAAGTTGGTTCTGAACTTCCACTTGTCCCAGCAACAGTACACTCATAGTAAAAACCATTTGCAGTGGTAGGTATAACTATGTCTCCTACACTATAGCTTGTAGAAGCCGCCCATGAATCAGGAGTTCCAAATAAGAAATCTTCTCCTCTTTGCCAAATAGAAAAATCGCCGTTTATTATTCTATTCTTAAACATTCTTGGGTTAATATAATCTCCTCTTACTAAATCAGCATCTAATCCACTACCTTTTCCATCTACTCGCTTTATTTTATCTAGTAAATAAGTAGGATTAACGATATATTCAACAGAAACAGAATTGATTTTTTCTATTTTAGTTGGTTTCTTAGTTAAAACGTTACCAGATTTAGTTATTGCTGGCATAATTTATTTCCTCCAAAGTTGATTTTAATGTTAATGATGTTAAACGGCGAGATTCTCAAGAAAGTTGATTGATATGTTTACTGATTTAACATATTTATTACATCTTGTAATTCTACATGCTCAGTCTCTTCCACCGTTGACCAATCCCAAGTAATGCCGTCTAACTCATCTTGTGTAGTAACATTTTTAATAGTATTTTTAACTGAATAGTAATAATCTAGTACTGAATTAATCCAATCCCATACCTTCTGAATTTGAGAAAGAGTGTCAGTATTATTTTGTTCTTTTGCTTGTTGGTATAGAGCTGTAAAACTAGCTTGAGTGCCTTGATCATAATGAGAATAAATGAAATCTTGTAGTTCTTGTTTAAGTTGACGAAGTTTTTGTTGTTTAAGTTCGTCTAAAGGAGGTGAAGATGGAACATAAGGAACGACTTCTTTTTTTTCAAAATCCCATCTTCTTCTACCTTGATTATTGATAAACTCAAGCCATTGTTCGTCTGTTATTTCTATTGCCTCTGCTGGAATTTTGTCTCCATGAATGTCAGGCGAGTAAAAGGCTTGTGGGAATCCGTGTTCATCAAAAATTGCGTATTTCATATCTTTGCCTCCTTTAGTAGCCTATTGCTATCCAGTCAAAATATCTATCAACTTCATTTGCTGATACAACTAAACCAACATCCATTGAATTAGTTTGAAAATTTTGACAAAATATACACATCCACTTAGTATTGGCTCCATACCCATCTAAACAAACATATCCTCGCAAAATTCCATTAGGAAATGTTATCGGAAATGTAACAGTTACTATGTTATAACTCCCAGAAGCAGGACTTGAAATGGTACCCCTTCCCCACTGTATAATCAACCCGCTTGGTAGTTTTTGGTAACCATTGGAGTTTTTTGAACAAGTAAAATCAGCAGGTAGCCCTCTTAACAAATCAGCATCCAACCCACTACCCTCACCATCTTGATCTTTAATCATATCTATTAATCTTCTTATATCTCCAGTTGCCATATTTTATCCTCCATTAAGATTTACTGTTCAATTAAAATGATATTACCATTATCTACAGCTAATCTATACTTAGTTCCAGTAGTTAAGTCTGTAAATATATGTTGACCTTGATCATTATGTTCGTAATCTAATCTGGATTTATTATCTATAGAAGTATCAACATATCCATATTTTTCAGTAAATACTATTATATCATTTTGTTTCAAATCTACTAAGAATCTAACAGTTCTACTGTCGACTTCTTCGTAATCAATAGTAGGAATCAATCTAGCTCTGTTTAAATATATTTCTAAACTCTTATTATTAGCAGTATAAGTAGATCCGTTTGGAATTGTAATTTCTTTAGGGGCGGTGTAATCCTGATCAACAGTTAAGGTTTCAAACATTCTAGTATCAGAAGTATATTGATTGAAATCATAGTTATACAAGACTCCAAATGAGTAGAATTCTCCATCATTATCAAAAGTAAATTTAAATTTCAAACTTGTAAAGCCACTTGAATCTAATACAAGCTCATCTGTATTGCAACTGTTCCAAGTTGATCCATCATCAGTAGAATACTCTACTGTACAATTAACAGATGCTTCTACATGTACTAAAAATCTATAATATGTATCTGTATTATCAAGTACATTTGGAGTCTCAAATATACAACTTTGAGTGCTAGTATCTGATATAACAAATTTAGTATCTACTCGATCAAATTCTGCAGTACCTTGCACTACTGTTATGTTATCATCAGTTTTGAATGTATCGTAGTATATCTTATTAAATGGGTTATCATCCAATAGAAAGTAGTACGTTAAATCTTCTTTAGTAACGTCACCAGCTCCACCTATACCACTTGAAATGGACGCTAGTAATACTTTGTTATTACCAAGAGCTAAACCAATTTTAACAGTAGTCTCTTCAGTCTGTAATTTACCGGCATTAGTATCAGATAAGTATACCCAATCTCCATAGTTAGCAGTTACAGATACTTCAACTACACCAGTAGTAACAATTATATCGTTATCCGCATCGTACATACCGACAACTTTTTCTTTATCAGTCCCATCTGCTAGAGCTGGATAGTATTTACCGTCGCTTCCTATATAAACGAAATCACCATCCTGCACTGAGGAGTCTATGTTAGGACTGGACAACGTAGTTTGAGTATTATTTTCTGAGATTTTATCGGCAATTGTTTCGCTATCGGAGTAGTATATTTTGTCTGCCGTTAACGCATCAGTAACTGATGGATCTAATTCTAACCATCTTGATGTGATTTTTAAAGGCATAACTTAATTCTCCTTCAGAAATTTAGTATATTAATACTACAGTAATTGTGTCACCGTCTTGAATAAATTCGCTTAAGTTAGTAGTTATACAGTATCCAACATCTACATTATTTTTGAATACAAACTTATCATGCACAATTATAAAATCAGGTTGAGCATTAGTAATGAAACTTTGATAAGCGTTTAATAGCATACTACCATTATTCATAAACGCTATACAATGTTCTGGAAATGCTGTTGCTTTTGGTAATGTGACATAACCATTCATATAAGCAGTATTATCGATATCAAATGTATAAGAATAATACTTTTGCTCTACGCTATATTGATATACAATAGTAAGTAAATCATCAGTTTGTACAACTTCATTTAAATTATCTGTAACTATACCGTACAAGTCAACGTTATTTTTAAACCCGACTAGATCATTCACAACTTTAAAGTTTGCATTATCTGTTGTAGCAGTAGCATCCTGATTAATCAATACTTGATTATCTGTGATAATTGTTACAGCTTGTACGGATATTGGTGTATGTAATAATCTTAACTTACCTGCACTATATTCATCAAGGGTTACTTTACGCTGTTCAGTAGCAAGAAATGGAAATAATCCTGAGAATTCTCCAGTTAATGTAGTATTAACTACTTGACGTGTATCAGCAGTTGTTGCTAATTTTCTGTATGCTGTTTTACTTAACTTTTTGAGAATCATACGTTAGTTCTCCATTTAAGCATAAAATTCGATTAGTACTAAAATGTCAAATTCTTGTAATGTTTCGGTTATACCAGTTACAGTTTGACCATTTATAACGACATTGTTTTTAAATACAAAATAGTCATCAACAATCTTATAATGAACATTTTGTGTCAAAAATGGACCAGCTGATACAACAGCTATAATCTTATTAGTAGATTGTTTAAGTTGAAAGTAGCCATTATCATAAATTGTATCATTTAGTCGTATGGCATATGTATTTAGCACGTTATTATTGTGCTGATATAAATAGTATACTATAAGTTTATCATTTTCATGAAGAGCTTCTGTTAAATCAGTTACTGTATGTCCATTTACTGTAATGTTATTTCTAAAAACTATATATTGATTATCAAACACAGTATAATGATATTCAACAATATCTGAAGCACTATTTGTTTTGTTAATTAAAACTGGTCCACCACCTACTAAAATAAATACATCTTCGTTTCTTGATGCTGGATATGGTAATATAAAATAGCCGTCATTATATGTATTTTCTGTTATGGTATAAACATGTTGCAAAAATAATGCTGATAATGTAGTTACGGTTTGATTATATGTAAACCTTTGTAAAGTTGGTTGACCAACATCACTTGGTTTCTTTAGAAAAGTTTTTCTGGATAACGTTTTTGTAATTAGTGCTTTCATTTAGCTATTCCTCGTAATGGTAGTAAATGACAATTGTGTCACCTTCTTGATATTCTTCACTAAGACCATATGATGTGTAATTACCTACTGATTTATCGTTTTTGATATATACTCGTTTTTCATATCCTTCTTCAGTACAAACATCATAGTCGGCTACTATACTAGGATTAGTCTTTTTATTTAAGTGTGGAATACCACCAAGACCGCATATCATAACACCTTTAGGATTTACAGGTCTATACGTCAATTCAAAATATCCTCTTTGTATATCATCGTATGTAATAGTATGCGTTTCAACTTGTACTTTAGCATTTATATCGAAATATGTTAATTCACCTTCTTCACTAAAGAATAAATCACCAGCTATCTTTAACTGTAACTTATCGTTGTCTATGTCTAAACCTTTACTAGTGTCTATATTGACATTAAGCTGGTTATTATCAAAATTTAAACCGTCTCCAGCAATATTTGGACTTACGTTTAATTTTTTATGCGGAGTTGTTCCCGTTAACGTAAGCGTATCACCAGTATCGATTTTAAGTCTATCATTATTGTCTACAGTAAGGCCGTCACCTACTTTAATAACACCAGGTGAATTTTCATCAGCGATATGATCAACACCGTATATGTTCCATTTAAGCTGATATGTATTCCATAAAACTGCTTTGCCTTCTAATTGAAGAGGATAAGAAACGAATTTAGTCAGATTGACATGTTTCTTGCCTAAATTATGACCAGTAGCATTTTCGATGTTACAATATTCATCTATAGATGTCGATACTAAAATTCTTAAACTTTGTAATTCAACTACTTCATTGTATAGTATGAATACGTGATTATCTGTTGCAAATGAATTATTGCTAAAGTTAGCTGCAGTACTATTATCGTTACTATAGTTTTGAATTGCATTAACTATTCTATTGGCAAGTTCTTCTTCGGTAGGAACGTCAGAAATGTCAACATGATTTGATGCGGATGGTGTTAACGTTAGTATAATGTCAAAATAATATGTAGTATCAATATGGACATATTCAACTCTAATAATAGAGTTATTATGTTGACATATGTTAGTGCTATCCAGTAAAGTTAACACGGCTGCAGGTAATATACCACCATTATGACCGTCAATACATTGATTATATGTAAATAATGGCTTGCCCCAAAAATAACGATCTATATATTCGTCCAGATATTGCTTATGAATAATGCTTTTATCAGTAAGAACATCACCTTCCAATATTGGTGCTACGAAAAATACCTTTTGACCTGTAATATGTTGTGTTCCATACGAAGTAATTACTGTAGAATCTAATGTAATTGCACCATTAGAATCGAATTTTAAACCATCAGAAAGCTTTATAATTAACTTTTTATCTTGGACATCAAGACCACGAAATTTATCGTGTAATATTAATTGACCACGTATTTTTGTCATTTGTTAAACCCTGTACGAAACAAATATAGTATCACCAATTTCCAAAATATCAGACAGATCACCAATAGACCAATCTAACTTAGTATTAGTAACTGTATAGTCTCTACCTTGATACATGAGAACTCCATCAATGTATAGAGAAGCTATATTGTTATTAGGCACGTAATGTAAATTCACATACTTATTGTTTATATCTTCTTCGGTTAATGTGAAAAGCTCAACGACATCAGTTACAAATGATACAACATTACTGTCAAACGTATCGCCATTTACCGTACAAAATTGATTTTTATCAGTGAGATATACAACATCGTCATCAGATAGTACTAAATTTGGCAAGTCTAGAGATCTACATACGATTAGAGAACGTCTAAACCTACCATTTTTAAGATCGTCTAAACTAGATACTTTTTCAGGTTCTATATACTTGATAGAAATTTTTTGATTTTGTGTCATAATAGTCTCAATTAGATATTAGATATAATGCCAGTGATATTAGTACATATAGACATAGTTTCATTGCCATCATTTATCAATTTGAACGATATCGTTTGAGACGGACCTATAACAATATTTCCTTCCCACCACCCACCTGTTATTGTTTTGATTACAGTTTGAGTTGTTTCGTTATATATTTGCAATTTGATATCAATTGTTAATGGACCATCAGTTCTACTCAATGTTGCACGCCTGATTTGTATAATTCTTCCGGCTGGAATATCAATACGAGATACTTCTAATTCAGATTGTGCAATTAATGTTGTAACAGGTGGATTCCAGGATATCATATTGCTAGCATCAATAGTATCTACTACATCAACTTCAGGATCAAGTCCAAATAAGATGCCGTATTTATATATTACACCATCGGAATGAAATACAAATCTCAATCTTAAGTCATCACCAGTATTAATAAATACATGGTTATCCGATATATTGTTTTCGTTAATATTTAACTGCTCCCAATTTTGACCACCATCAGCTGATACATATACGTCAAAATCACCACTTCCTTCAAATGATACCGCACATGCATCAAGTGATATATCCTCAGCAAAAGAGTTTAATTTGATTGTTTGAAACTGTTGACCTGCTGACCCTGTAATTTGACCATTTTCTGTATCTATATCAGCATTAGTATTGGCAGTATCTATTAAATCTGTATCGATAAATGTATCACAAACTACGCATTGAAAAATGCTATTCTGTAACCAATCTTGATATGTATCATATTCTGAAGATAAGCTACTTGTCGTAGCACGTATTTCCAGATCATGTAATTCATCAGAAATCTTTTGTGACGACCATAATATTCTAGCACTAACATCATTATCGTCTATCCATAATTGTTCAGGAGGTATATGAGCTGTTTCATCTAATGATGCAAATCCATTAGGAACACCTTTTAGTTGTCCAATGAATAGAGGATATACACGTTGAATTGCAACATTATCTGGATCGTAATCATATACATTAACGAAAGCATATGCATCTAATGCCGGATAATAGTCTATAGTTACAGCATGCAAGAACAAATGATAAGATTCATCAAATTGATCTGGTTTACATAGTAAAATTTTGGCATACGGAGCAGGTTTTACTTTTTGATAATGATAATTTACTACTACGTAATAAACACCAGATTCAGTAGGTAATGTATTATCTGCATAAAAATCTGTATCAGTTGAATCTATAGTTACGGTAGATGTAAATTGCAACATTACATCATCTTTTATACATACACCTGCTGATATATTGCATAGATTATGTTGGTTAGTATCTATAGTTCCTCTTAATCCACTGACAATACAATCGACTCCACCGCTAACAATTCGAGTATGTTTGTTTACATTGTCAGAAAAGTATGAAGAATATGGATCAACACTTCTGACTTGTAATGCTCTCCATTGAGTTTCAGTTAAGCCCATGTTTACGACCTCGTTCTACTATTTTTTGTTGTGTTCAATCAAAAGACTAGAATACCATAAATCATCTTTTTAGAACATATAGTCTTGCATATTCAATACTGTATAAGTTTCTCTATTATATGTCACTGTGAATAGTTTCTCTTTGGCATATCTGGATTTGCCAATTTTCAATGCTGCAAATTGTTCGTCTTTTTTAGCATCAGGATTTCTGTTTTTGGATTCATTAGCTGTTAATAACACAACATCACTATTCTCTACTATTAACATAGCTTCACCCATTTGACTTAAGGATAATTGTCTACCAGTATCAAGATCATATGCTGCTCTATTTAACTGTGCAGCAGTAATAACAGGAACTTGTAATTCAACTGCAAGATCTTTTAGTCTTCTAGTGACTTCTCCTAAAAATGCTCTTTTGTCTTCTTTAGTAACTGCCATAACATTTAAGTAGTCATAGTATATAGCTGCTAAATCTGGTTTTTCTTGTGCAGCTGATCTTAAGTCATTGATAATTGTATCGATAGTCGTGCTACTATCGTAATACAAAACTTGAACTCTGTTCTCTCTTTGCGAAAATTTCTTTGTGACATTGTTTAACGCATCAACAAGTTCTTCTTTGAGAACAGCTTTTGATTCCATTGCATTAGCTAAAACGTTTCTTTGCTCATTAATACAAGCCAATCTTAACAATGTTTCTGGAACTATATTTTCTAATGTAACGTATATAAATTGTTTATGCGAATGCCATTGTAATGCTCTCCATAGAAAATTTAACAAATATGTAGATTTAC